AGTACAACTCAGTATTGTAAATAAGAATACAATTCTTATTAAAATTATTATAAACATTAGGTCAAAACGAATATAAACCTAATCATATTAAATATGGGTTAATTTAACGGGGTCTTCGTATTATCCGATCCCATACCATCCATAGTCATCTTTAAAACCCTCTGGAATTTCTTGTAATATATCTTCAATTTTTAATATATCTTTTTCTTTCAAAACTTTACCACCAACAATAGACCTACCGCTTATAGGTATCAATCCAATATCTTTAGCTTCGTTTAAATATTTATCATAAACATCTTTGGGCAAACCTCTAGAAAGCATTTCATCAAGTGTATCTTTAACCACATTTCTTTCAAGAACTTCTCCGTATATATTTCTTAAGGCTTTTCTTGCCCTAATCATATCCGCAGCATTTGCGAAAAATGCATCATGAATTGTTGATGTTGGTATGTCATTCTTTTCACCCCATAAATGAAACTTCTTGACAAGTACAGCATCGTTTGAATGGTTACCGTTTACCGCAAAAGCTGTGCGAGCTTGTGTTGCATCGGCAATATCATTTATTTTGCCCGATTTATTTATCACTTGTTCCCACCAAGTTGCTTCAGTCTTTTGAGGTATTTGAAGAATATTAGTAACCCATTTTCCATCTTTATCTTTATAGTTTAAACGCTCTTCAAAACTTTGAGTAAAATTTTGTTCAATTATTTTTCCATCAAAATTCACCCAAGGAACATTTGTCCAGCTTTTAGGAAGCTTATTTGCTGTAAAAACTTCAATACCATTATTCAAGTCTATTTGAGCAACATCAATTTTCATTGTTTTAAAACCTGTACGTCTATTATCAGGAGCTTTAACTCCATACATAATATCTGCCAGTGTTCCATCGGGTTTCCAAAATCCAAAACGTTTCAGTAACTTTTCACTGACAGCTTCTCCAGATTTAACTCCTAATATTTCACTAATACGATCAGGAAGTACATATCCTCTCTTACGATCACCAAATACAGTGCCTCTAGCTATAGATTTCCAATCAAAATCACTTGATGATGGTTTAGCACTAATAAGGAAGTCTTGTGCCAATCTGCCGAAAAACTTGGTAAAGTCTTTTAAAATTGGAACTTGTTCACTTAGATGCTCACTCATTATATTTGCAATCAATTTGAAATCTTGCGGAGTAACAACTCTTTCATAAGACTTAGACATTTTTTCAACAAGATCTTTTGTTTTAGGGTCTAAGAAATATAATTGAGACATTATCTCATCACCTGGATCTAAGCCTTTGTTGAAAACATCTTTAACATTTTCACGCAATGCTCTCAGTTCATCCGCTGTTTCTAAATCAAATCTTTCATATCTTGCAATACGTGCAGAGATTTCATTTAATACTGTATCTCTATCTCTTGCACTAACAACCAGTGTATTTACATCTTTATCTAAAATTTTACTAAGTTTACCTTCAACACTCATTATTCCAGTCTTTTCTCCGGCACCGTAAAGTGTAACCATATTTTGTGCTTTTGCTGCTTTACGTAAATCTTTTTCATTAAGACCTAGCTTTTCATTTAGCTTCTTAAATCTTGGATCATTATAAGTTGCAGCGGCAATCTCATCATAGAGTCTACGCTTTTGCATTGTTGGTACAACATTACTTAATTCAGCAAGCTGTTTATTTCTTGTTGTCAATGCAATGATTTGAGCGCCTGAAGATGAAGCGTCTTGTTCGAGTGCTAAAGATATTTTATAATCTCTAAGTCTTTCCAAAGATGCTTTTGAGTAATCACCTTTTAAATAATTATCGATCTTAGCTTGTTCAATAGCAAACCTGAAGAATTTACCTAACTCTTCACCATCAATTTTAGATACAAAGTCTGATTCTAAAATGGCACGAATATCGTTGGGTTTGCCTCTCAACATTTGATTTCCGATTGTTACAATTTCATTTTGCCATTTATCGGCTATTTTTTGTCTACCAGTAAACGATAATGAATTATAACGACCTTCAAAATGATCACTCAATCCTCCAAGAAACGCTCCGATCTGATCTCGAAAGTTGGAATAGTCTTCAGGGCTAAAATTCTTTGCTTTAGCTGTATTAAGGAATGGTCTAAAAGTTTCTCCAGATTGAGGAGATATGAGACCTCGATCATATATCCTAGCTCGATGATCCACGAAGGCATGGTTAGCAAAAGCACTATCAGATTCACGTAACCAATCCATCGCTTTAAATCTTTCATAAGCGTCACCTCTTGATGATATGTATTTTCTGTATTCATTTAAGTCATTGTATTTTTGAGCGTTACCACGATCGTCTTGGAAATATAAAAGCTTTTTGGTAAAGTCATAAAAATCTTGATCAACCTTATATTCAGTTTTTGATGCCCAGTTTAAAGCACCTACAAGATTTTTGTCAACAAGTTCTTCCGGAAAATCACTGAAACTACTTGTCGATGTAATCGGTATTCTTGTATCTTCAAGCCCCAGTATTCCACGATCAACGAAATAAGTTTTATAACCTTCCCGAAATACTAACTTATTCTTTTTAGTCGTAACACCAACACGTAAACCAACATCAACTTTTCTAACGAGTTGAGAATACTCTTGAATACGTGGATCAGTAACTCTTATATTATAAGATAAAGAATCATAGTATGGTCCAAACAATTGTCCACTTAAACGACTTTTCATTCTTCTTTTTTGAACACCATATGTTTCAATTTCAAAGAAATCATTTACATTATCAGCTTCAAGAAGTTTCATTCCGGTATTATACCATTGATTTCTTGATCCATTAAGATTAGCCATATTGTATAAATCACGTCCAAGAGCAACAGCAAATTGATCTCTGTCCGGCATATCCGCCAAACTTAATCTATGAGCAAATCTCAAATAAAACTGTTGTAAATCTTCATCGGACAATCTTGCTTGTAGTTTCAAAGGAATTTTATAATCAAAAACATTTCTCAGTTCTCTTGAAATTTTAGGTGCAACTGAATCTTCCCAATCATTCCTATCTAAAATATTATCAATAAAATTATCGGATAATTCTTGTAACTGCGTTGGTCCCAAGATTGGATCTATATAATTATCTTGTAAAAGCTTTTTCAAAGGGTCTGCATCTTTGCGTATTTGTGTTTCAATAGCATCAGATACGTTCATCATATCAAATTTTATTTGACCTTGTGTAACGGCTTTAAAGTTTGACCAAGGCTCTTTATTGCTACGATACCTTCCAAATACAATACGTAAATTATCTGTGACAACAGCTCTTTCATTAGCACTCATCTTTTCAGATAAGCTTGTTATAAAGTCATTTATAAATAATTTATCTTTCGGTAGTAACTTATCACTTTCATCAACCAACCTTAAATTGTTATTTAAAACTTCAATGTTTGGCTGATAAAGTCTTACATCTTCATAACGACCTGTTATTGGATTAAATTTTAATTGATCTTCTCTTGGTGGAGAAGTCAATACACGCCTTTTGGCTGCAATTTTATTACCAATAAGTGTTCCTCTATAATTGGTTAAAGAGAGTGTACCGTTTAATTCACCTGATTGTAGTAAGTAATAGTCTCCCAGTGTTTTTGTCAAATCAGGATTGTTTATAAAATCATCAGGTCTTGTCGCCCATAATTTCATTGAATCTAGTTTTGCTTTAGCATTTGCAAATCTAAGAGTATCATTCGGAAGAGTGTAGCCAGAATCAGTCATTGATCTGAGTTCTTTAATACCTATTGTATTTCCTTCAGGGTTTGAAAACTTATCCACAGTCAGTTGTCCCGACTGAAATAGTTCCAACTTCTGATAATCTCCCAAATGTTTTAGTTGTACATCTTGAGGTTGTCTTGATAGCCAATCATTGTAAGATTCTTTTAGAGGAGTTTGTCCATCATAAAAGGCTATTTGTTTTTTAGTTAACTTTTCTAAATTTTTCTTTCTTACTTGAGCAACGTTTTCCAGTTTTGAAATATCATCCCAAGATTTAAAAACAGGAACTGTTGTCGAACGGCAATGCCAGTGTGCCGGAGGCAAGTGCGACCTGTCGTTGATAGGGTAAATATGCCCGTCCCGATGCGCACACAGAGGTGTGGTTCTCGAGTCCAGAACTGCCACATATTGCCACCCTTGTAGGGCATTTTCGTTGGCGTTGTAAATTTCAGAATCTGCTTGTGAACGAATACTTGTTATTGCTGTAACAACCAAACCTTTTGATTGCATACGAGAAATATCATGGATATTTCCTTTACGAACGGCCAAGGCGATTTCATTAACACCTTGACCTTCCGAAACACCTTTTCTTATTAAAGCTTCAAGTCTCTTTTTATTATTGAGACTTATACCTGTCCACCCTGCAGCTAACGTTTGATCACCATATAATGGTCTTTTAAGCACTAAATCTTCAGATATAATATCTTTAGGTCTATTGGTCTGCCATATCTTACCCATTACTGTTTCTATTGTTTGATATGTGTAAGACAGCTGATCAGCGGCAAAAGATAACAAATCTTTCTTGGAAACATTCATAGCTTCTCTATAAGTATTTCTCAACTCTATATCAACAGCTTCACGAAGTTTTTCATAACCCTTTTGTGAAAGATTTGCATCTTTAATAAGCTTGTCCAATCTGACGGTATGGCCATCAATGACTAATGCAATTTTACCATTAACACGTCTTTCAAAAAGCCTTATCATTGCAGCTCTGTTTATCGTCTTATCATATATCTTTGTATTAGCATTGATTTCCATAAATTCCTTATTTCAGTTTGGCTAAAGCGGCAGCAGTTTTCTTTCTTTTAGATGCTTTGTAAGCTTCATAAGGAGCAGTAACTTTGTTTAAAACAGAACCTACAACGTTACTGACTGCCTTTTTTGCTGATTCTTGTTTAGCATAAAGTTTTCTTTTGGCAGGTAATGCAGCAGCATTTGCTGATTTTGAAGCCACATTAGCTTTTCTTCTAAGTTGTGACATCATACTTGGATTACTAGCTTTAGCTCTAACAGATTCAGCGGTTGCAGGTGTAGGCTTAGCAGCTGAAGCCATTGCAGATTTTGCCTTTCTTGCAACAGAAGCACCAAATCTTTCAGCACCTTTCATTGCGGCAGGAACACCTGCTTTTACACCTTCTTTAAAATCGGAAGCTAATCTATTACCTGCCGATTTAGCAAAAGCCTTACCAGATTCTTGAGCTTTATAAGCTTGTCTTTTCAAACCAAGTTTACCAGCTTCTTGGGCTTTATAAGCTTTTCTTTTCAATCCTGGCATTTCAG